CCCCTATAAGCCTCGGAACTTTTCCAGCAGGCAGGTAACCCTTCTGCTGTAAACACAGCGTCCATCTTAATTCAACAACAGGTTCGGTAGCACCGCATACAAATCACGCAAAATGGTGCTCATTACTTCTAGCTCCAGCAGTTCAAACCACGCTTTGAAGTCATCCCCAGGGGGAGACTCCTGCAGGCGTTGTATTAGGAGTTGTTGAAAGACACCCTTCGACATACCCTGTAACCCCGCCGGTATGATCTTACTTACGCTAGTCTCAGGCTCTAATTCACCTAAGAAATATTTTAACAGTTCAGCAGACCGCAGCCGAGTACTCACAGTCGCTGTGAGAGCCCGCATTGTCTGGGCATAAGTGCTCACGCGCATCACGAAATCATCAAGCGCAGCACCTCGAAGCTCGCGCGCAACATAAACGCCGATACCATACCACAGTCGCTTCAAACAACCATAAGCAGGTGGTGGCCCGAGCCCGGAAGTTCCTAAAGTAATACGTTCCCATGAAATAGTACTAGCCTCCTTACGTTCCTTAACGTCCTCGAATACATTGTACACTTGCTGCACTGCGCTCAACGCTCGTTGTTCAACAACTATAGAAGTTGTGACGCGTCCATTTCGCCGTGGTACACGCAACATCGATAGTAATGATATCCTGCGACGTGCGAGGTTAACCTCACCAGTCCCAGACGCACCGACTGCCGTAATTTGCGTATCCACGTGAAAACGTTGAACTGCTCGCTCGGGCACTACTAGCCCTAACGAATTCTCCATGTATCTCTTGGCCTGCATTGCCAAGTCATCAACTCCTGGCATAGGCCCTGCGCTCTTAACCTTACCTTGCAAATCGCGCGATAATAGCGCCAAAATGCGTGGCAAAATAGGTTTACTAGCAGCCTTATTCATATCAAAATTAAACTGCCCTGGTCTTAAGATACCTAGGCCGCCGTTCACAGGAGCGGCCTCAAGCACTTCTCTATGAATACGGAATTTAATCAAACCATCGGCAATCTTGCCACCAATGGCCCTTAAATCTCGTTTCTCTTGCTCTCGCAAGGTAATGTGAAATTGCCCTGACATACGGAGTGCAATTGAAATATAAGCGAAATAATGTGACACCTCGACATATAACCGCACCATAAGTGACGGTTCTAGTCCGCGGCGCACAGCCCGCTCCGCATTCATCGCATAAGCGCTAATTATAGCAACATTATGCGGTAACTTTCCTGACTCTTTTGATGGTGGCCCAGTGACGATTGAATAAATTGTACGTGCGGGCATCCCCCTCATCGTCCCGCCAGCATAAATGATCCTAAAGTATATGACCGTCCTTCGGCTTACAATTTGTTTCTTTACATTTGCTTTGTAGCCGATGCGAATCATAGTATTCACTGACTCTACCGCCGCATAAAGTGAGCGGTAACATTCCGCGACATCGTCAGCTCTATTAAAAGATAACAGAGCTTTCATGATGCCTACACCACACACCGACATCTCAGCATCACGCAACGCCAACCGCGTGCGCGACATCTGAGTGTTGCCTTCCAAGGTTTCCCACCTCCCTGATTGTTGCGTTGCAGAACAAGCCACAAAAATAGACTGTGGGTCAACATACTTCGCGCGTTCCCCCGCTGCAACGCGAGGTCCGGCCTTCGGTATAAAAGCATGTGCATTGGCGTCGCCCAAAATATCTGCCATTTGCGAACGAAACTTCTCAAGTGCGAATACTGATGATGAGTATATCGCTGCATCATGCGACTCAATCATCTTTTTCAATGCATTGCAAATATCGTTACGCACGTCCTCATCAGCTATAAAAGTCTTTGAAAGGTCGTACATAACTTCCTTCACAATGCGTTGTTCCGCATATTGTACATAATGGTCCCACTTCTGGAAGTCATACGCTGCCAAAGCGGGCCTGTCATTAGCGACAAACCCCTGAGCAGTATATGACATACCAGCTAGCCCCAAATAGCGAGCTAACTCTTGAGTAGGACTTTCCCCAATATCCCAACCTAACTTTGTATACTTATTATGGATTGGGCTAAAAGCATAACTGGCGAGTAATGCCCTAAAAGCATCAATACTAACTATTGGTCTAGTCGGTCCTCGTTCGTCCATCTTATTTCCTACACCAAAATGTGTAATTGTATCCCACGTATACACATTAACGTGTGCCTTATCCATTTTCCCCAATGCAAATTTCTTTTGCGGATTAGCCTCCAATTCACCGAGAAAACTACTTGC